TGTGCGTGGGCGGTGGTCATCGCCGAGGAAGGCGAAGTATTTATATTCGCCCTTCTTTACAATCGCACTCGCTGCTCTGTTGATTGGGTAAGCCATGCCCCGGGTTTCGTTCTCGATGGTCATGCATCTGTCTTTGCCTACTTTGAATTCGTAGGCGTCGTGCTCTGGATCATTTGCGTCGATAACGAAGAGAATGTCTGAATGCGTGGAAAGTTTTTCGTGCGCTACCAGCAAGTCTAAGGCGTTGCCTGGGCGTCCTCTGGTGGGGACGAGGATAATCATTTCCTTCATTTGCTTGTCGCAATCTCGCCGGCGATGGCGGCGTAGGCTGCTAAATCCACGAATGAATCTTCTGTCTCTGTTTCCATAAGGCGTGCAATTTTAACCAGCGCCATGCAGATTGCCACTTGCTGTGGTGTTATCTCTTGCTTGAGATATGTCGTCCATAAGTTTGCAATTCTGCAATGATTAGTTTGCGGATCGCCGTATGTTTGCTGGCGGTCTTTGGCTGTGAGCCGAGCTGCTTCTTGAAGAATATCCCCCCGATTCATGGACTACTTTGTTCCTCGTCCGAATTCGGTTGCTCTTGGATCGATGGCCTTCAATAGTGGGCCTGCGATCGCTGCGATGCCTGCTGCAAGGTATTCCCTGATTGGGCGGTTTGGATCTGCAAGATAAAGAGCTGCGACTGCTGCTGCTCCTGCTCGCAGGTATGTCATTGCAATTGCTTCGAGTTTCTTCTTATCCATTTACTATCTCCTTAAATTGAGGGCGTCCAAATCCTACGACGAATACTGGAAGCGATGGCTTTGCCTTGCCGCGATTCTTCTTCTTATATGCACGTGTCTTGATGCAAACTTCGCCGCCGTTTGCTTGGCTGCCCTTCTTATCGGGGCTGGTGTTTCCTTCGATTGTGGTTACTGTGCCGTTGCCGTTATTTGTAATCACAATTCCGACGTGGCCGATGCGATCTAAAGCGTCCACTACAAAGTCAAAGAATACAATATCTCCTGGCTGTGGATCTGCTTGCTCTGCAAGTGTCCAGGCCTTCTTGTCCATGAATGCTGTTGCTCCAGATGGGGTGTAAACGCAGTTTGGAATCTTGACGCCGGCTTGCTTTGCGCACCAATTCACAAATGCTCCGCACCATGCTTGGTTCGCTCTTTGGTATTTTGTTTGGTTATCTGCTGGCCCTTCGATGTAGCCGACTTCTGCTTTGGCTACTTCTAGAAATTTATTTAATTGGCTCACTTGCTTCCCCTTCTTCTGGCTTTGGTTTAGATTTTAGCCCATTGGCACTGAGTATGCCTGCAAGCGTGCCGGTAAGAAAGACGCAAAGTGTGGAGACTAAATCAATAAATGCGGCATCGTTGGGGGCTTGCGCCATCGGCTGCGTAATAAAAAGCAGGGCGTATAAGAGACTGAAAACGGATCCAGCGAAAACAATGGCAAGGATTACGCCAATCGTTACGATCAGGCGTGCGTGCAATTCTTCGGGGGTGAAGCGCTTCCTAGCCATTCTGGGTATCCACTTCTGGAAGAAGGTCTTTCGTGCATTGGCCAATCGCTTCGCATTGCGGCGGCTGGCACTCTGGTTTCTGCCAGTTCTCATATTCCTGGCATGGATATCGAACCCATCCCTGGTATGTGCATCCGCTAAGGCTTGCGGCGAGCGTTATTGCTAACAAGCAGGCTATAAATTTCATCGATGCGCAATTCTAGTCGGTTGACTTGGTCTTTTACTGAGCTGCCCCCGTTTGGTTTCAATTCTTGCAGGTAATGCTTAACCAGCCATCTGGTCATGGCGACGAATGCGCCACCGATCGTAAGAAGTGAAACGGCTAGAGCTGCGTAATCCTGAGCCGTCATTTGCCGATTGCCATAACTTGCATGGTTACGGTTCCTGAGCTTGTAATGGCCCAGATTCCGTTTGCCTTGTTATCAATTGTAATCTTGTCGCTGTTATCCATCTTGTATCCGGTGCTCGCAGTTACATCGCTGTTCCCTAGAAAGCATGTGCCGCTTGAGCTGTGTAAATAAACCATTTCTGCTTCGGCTGTGGCATCAACGAGCGCGGTCGCTGTGGTTCCTACGGTGACTTGTCGGGTGCTAATTCCCATATTGTTCTCCTGGCTTCTTCTAAATCCCCGATGCTTCTACTTCGTCGACGGCGTCATCGATCGTCCGAGCTGGTTCCCGGGTGCAGTCGCCGTCCTGGTATCCCATTAAACCGCCGGGATCTCGAATTCAATCCAAGATAAGGTTTCTTCATCCCATGTGTAACGCTTGCCGTCTGTTGGCATAGGAGTTGGAGCTTGCCATAAATAAGTATCTGAATTCAATGTCCATGAAGGGTATGGCTGTGGCGCTGCGAAGCCGATGCCATCCCAAGAATATCCAATGCCTGCATAATTCTTATGCAAAGCAACTCCACCATCACGGCTATTTACTCCGCCTTGTGTGTTGTAGGAAGTTTGTATCCAAGTGCCACCAAGATTGTTTTCACACCACTCTGCCGTGTCTGCAACAATTACTTGTTCAACAATGCCATCTATTACTTTAGCAAAATGTGCCATTATTTTTCATCCTTATCTTCACCGTAAAGTGTTACCGTGTTTACTAATTTAACATCACGTTTAGTAACGATGCCGCCTTTTTCGTCTAGTTGATTCTTAGCGGTTGCTTCATTATCTGCAATGATATGAACCAACATATTTACTTCATAACTGAAGCATTGCGTTGATTTGATTTCTTTTATTTTATTTACATTCTTCATATTTCCCCCTTTATTAGACTGCATAACGAACTATAACTATACCTGAACCGCCGGATCCGCCGTTGCTGTTTGTTGTATCACCATTGCCGCCATTACCACCATTACCAGTATTTGCTGAACCAGCTGAACCACTAGTGTTGTTTATACCAGCTGAACCACCTGCGCCACCTGCTGCATAAGTGACTGCTGAACCTGTAATGCTACTACTTGTCCCTGTTCCAGCGGTTCCACCAGAGCCAGGATTACCCCCAGAAGTGCTTCCACCAACAGCGCTAGAACCACCGCCGCCGCCGCCGCCTGAACCAGCGGTGCAACTTCCACCATTAAAACCTTCGACTGGTGAATAGCCGCCTTCATTACCACTTCCACCTGTGCGATTATTGCTGCTGTCTGTTGTTGCGCCACCGCCTGAACCGCCTGCGCCGCCATTTTGATTTGCTGTGCCATCTTGGGCAAAACCAGCACGACCACCGCCAGTTGAAGTTATAGTTGAAAATACAGAATTACTACCCTTTGCAGGTTGTGAACTTGTGGCAATTCCACCTGCGCCGCCTGCTCCAACCGTTACCGTAATTGGCGATCCAGAAGCTACAGAAAAACCAGATGCAGTTCTATATCCACCTGCGCCGCCGCCACCACCGCCCCGGCTTGAAGCACCACGACCACCACCGCCAGCACCAGCAATAACCAAGTATTCAACAGATAATGTTTGGTCTGGAGTAAATGTTCCTGAGGAAGTAAATGTGTGAACCCAATACTTATTTGTATTATCAAAAGTAATTGTTCCACCTGTTGCTTTTGCAACAGAAGTAATAAAAGTTCCTGATGAATTAAATGTGTGAATTGTATTTCCACCTGATGTAGTTACAGTGCCGCCAGTTGCTTTCTGAGTAGTGCCTGAGTAACTGGCTATGACAACACCTGAACCGCCGTTACCAGATGCAGAATAATCAGCCGCGCCGGCGGTAAAACCACCAGCACCGCCACCACCGCCAAGATTAGTTCCACCGTTTGTTCCTGCTGTTGTGCTTGTTACTGATCCAGTTCCACCACCGCCTGTTCCTGCCACACCTACTGAATAACCAGTTCCATAAACTCCACCACTTGAACCGCCGCCTGAACCACCGCCAGCATAAGTAACTGATGAACCTGAAATTGAAGATGATGAACCATTACCACCTGCTCCCGTTGTTTTAGTTCCACTAACTGCATTTCCACCAACTGCGCCAGCACCACCGCCGCCACCGCCTATATAAATAAATGGAGTTCCAGCGTCTATGTAACCTGATCCACCATTGTTTCCCTGTGATGGAGAAGTTGAAGGCGTGTTACCAGAACCAACAGCCGCGCCGGGTGCTGCACCACCGCCTGAACCGCCGTTTGAACCTGCTGCTTCTCTACCACCGCCGCCACCGCCTGCAGATGAAATTGTGTCAAATACGGATGCGTTACCTGAACCACCTTGTTGTTCTTTGTAACCTGTGCCGCCTGCGCCAACGGTTACTGTAAATGAATTTGAAAGAGAAAGTGTAAAGTTTCCAGTTCTAAAACCGCCGGCACCACCACCACCGTTTTGTGATGCACCGCCGCCGCCGCCTGCAACGACAAGGTAGTCAACAAGTAAACCTGCCTTTGAACCTGAGATGGCCGAAGCCATAATTCCAATAATCGGACTCATTATGCGAGATCGCCAATCACTAACCAAGAATTTGCTGCAAGTTTAATTGCGCTGGCTGCTGAATTGACCACTCTTAATTTAGGCGTGGCGCTGGTTGCGCCGGTTGAGATTACAGTTGTTGTTCCTGGTGTTGTAGCTCCTATTGTTGGTTGACCTGCTCCTGTGATCCACACGAAGTGAACTTCGGTTCCGATTGCAAAGTTAAAAGTGGCGTCTGTTGGAATATTAAATTGCTGCGTTGCAGCATTATTCATTGAGAATAAATAACCTTCATCGCCGCTTGCAATTGTGTAGGCCGCAGTTTTGGCTGAATAACCAATCGAAATCTTTGGCGTGGTAATTACTGGGCTGGTCAGCGTCTTATTTGTAAGCGTATCTGTGGTTGCGCGTCCTACAATCGTGTCGGTCGAAGTCGGAAGGGTCAAAGTTCCGGTGTTGCTAATCGATGAAATAATTGGAGTTGTTAGTGTCTTGTTTGTAAGCGTGTCTGTTGTTGCTCTTCCTACGATTGTGTCGGTCGAAGTTGGAAGGGTTAAAGTGCCGGTGTTGCTAATTGAAGAAATGACTGGGGTTGTCAGCGTCTTGTTTGTCAAAGTCTGCGCTGTGTTCAAATCGACGGTGACGGCGGTGTCAATTGCAACGGTAGGAATTGGACCGGTGGGATTTGTAATGCTGATTCCGGTTCCGGCTGTTAGAGCTGTAATATCGCCAGTCGCACCGATCCATGCGGATCCATCATAAACTTCGAGGCTGTTTGTGTCTTGCAAATATGAAACCATGCCTTCTGCCAAGACGCCGCTTAGGGCTGTAGTTCGAGCTGCTGAATCGGCAAATCTCATCACCGCCTGTTGCATCAGGAAAGTATTTACTTGCGCTGCTGTAAGCACGTCTCCTGTTGCGAATAACTTGTATCCTGCTCCTGCCATGATTTCTCCTTATTAGTAACTGAGAACGCCTGCGACGTCCAGAATTCCTTGCGATGTGCTGCCAAGAATAAACGCCTGAATAATGGGTTCGCTTGTCAGTATCTTAGTGGTGAATGTTGTCCTTGTTATGTCGTGTTGCACGCCTTGCACGAATAATTCGCTGGTGATTGATGTGGATCCTGGCATCGCCTTTGTAATGTTGACGAGGTCGAATATCTCCAAATCAATGCCGGCGATGTTTCTTGCTACCTGGCCGTCGTCGACAAGGTTGAGCGTCATTGAGTCGATGCGAAGCGTTGCATCTTTGCGTGATTGCAATATCATCGTCGCTTGATTAAGAGATTCGGTATCGTTCTGCACCAGAATGCCCGTTCTGGCTCCTGAATGGATGAAGTAGTTATCTATCGAAGTCTGATCGGTAACTATTTGGTTTGTTCCGTTTAGTCTTTGAACAGAAACGTCATTCACAATGAGCGTATCATCAAAACTTAGGTCGATTTGGGCATAGCCGATTCCCGAGCCGTCGTCGCTGAAAACTGTTGGCGTTGAGTCTGCGTATTGGCTTACGGTCGTTCTAGAATAAAATGTCGCATTCCCTTCGGCGTCAAGAAAGAAGCCCCCGAACTCGCTGTTCTCTACGGTCTGAATTGCTTCTAGAACGGTGCGATTGGCCGTTCCCGGATCTGCCTGCATCGTGCTATCGCCGGCGTTGATATCTCTTTGTGATGTAGGCCAGTCGACAACGTCTAGAAGTTTGTTGATTCGGGTTCCACTTAATTGTCCTGCTCCGGTATCTGGCACTGTGCTAATCGCTGCGTTATTTAGAAGGCGGAAGCCATCGACGCATTGCAAGATAACTCTTGAAACTTCGTCGGCTCCAAGTGCGAATTGAGTGTCGTAGCTCGTAATAAATCCGGAGAATAAATAATAACGAACGCCTTCGTAATCTGCATAGATTCGAATTTTACGTAATGGAATTAGTCGGCCATAGTAAGGCCCATTTTCGTTGGCAGGGTTCCAGTCGCCTGTGTCGTCTTTAATTTCAACGACTGCCGTTCCTGCTTCAAACTTGTTTAGAATGCGGTTTCGTCCTCTTCGAATTGATGATCGAAGAATAATGCTAGAAATGTCGACCGAGTCATCTGCATCTGCGAGCTGGCCTGTTCCCAATAAACCCTTGATTGGATCGTCAAGCGTGAAAGCGGTTGCAATAAATGCCGGGCCATTGACGAAGTCGATGGTCGCTCCGAGCTGTGGAATGCCTGCCATTAGAGTTGAATCGCTGTCTTTGTAATCGCTTGGCCGTTATTTTGGCCCTGAAGGATTGCATTGCGAATTGAATTTACAAGGTCGCCTTCGGTGGTAACGCTGCCGTTGACAACAATGTTGACGGTAGATCCGCCCATCGATCCCATTCGGTTTAGTGGAATCACGGCCTCTGGCCCTGCTTCGCCAATCAGCGCTGCTGTGGGGCTAGAAACGATGCCGCCATCCGCCATTCTTGGCATCCTGGCAAATGCGTCTATATAGCCGCTTAAATCTATCGGCTTTGGAGCCACAATCACTGGAAAAGATGTGCCATTTCCTGTTGGTGATTGTGTTCCTGGAGTAGTAAATCCTTTGCCTGCGCCTGGTCTGAAAATTGCATCTGTGTAGTCACTTAAATCAATTGGTGGAGTCGGTTTTTTCGGCGGTGGCGGTGTTGTTGTAATCTTTGCGCCTGTAGCTGCAAGATAAGCATTGAGAG